TATGAGTTCCAGTGTTTAACCCTCTCTGTCTTGCCAATAGGCAACAACCCGCCGTCTGCTTCTAAACTGACAGCCTTTGCAAGGACATTTCGGGGATCCGCTCCCAGCGAATTACTTGGTATTCGTTTAAACAAATCCTGTATGTCGTACTCTACCTTATCCTGGTCTTCAGCAATATCGCATACGGAGTAGCACGTGCAGGACACATCACCAATAGGTTGCACGTCATCGTACAAAAGAGTGTCAAAATTCACCTCATCAGGAAATTCAATTGCCTGCCCAAACATTTGGGAGTGAATCTTGTCTCGACTATCATGTCTGAGGCGAATGTTCATGTTATTTTACTAATTTTAACACTCCAGCAACAATTAAAATAATACCTCCCATCCACATGATAAACTTCCCTAGACCACTAATTGCTTTTTTACCGTCTATAATGGGGTCTGTCTCTATTTTCAATCTACTTAGTTCTATCTTGACCCTCGCCTGTTCGTCACGTATTTCGTTTAAAACATCATCTTGATTTTCCAAATGCGCTTTAATATCGTCAATCTTTCCATTAACTGTCTTCTTTATTTCGTTACGGATTGTCTCCAGTAAGTCGATTTTATCTTTTAAATTCATATCTTCCACTTGATTTTAGTCTTGGTCAAACCAAATTATTAAAGGAAACGTTGTTCCTCCACCTCCGCCGCCACTCGGCTCATTTTTCTGCACTGCTCCAATACCTTTGTAGCAGGTTGTCAGACCGCCCTGAAATACTCCAGGGAATCCGAGCGTAGTGTTAGACTTCTGTTTCTGACACGCTCCGATGTTCTTATACCCCGTCGTCAGGCCTCCTTGGAACGTACCTGGAAAGCCCGCAGAAGCGTCGGCAATTTGAATCATGCCGAACAGACAAACGGCGATGACGAACGACATGAAGACAAGTAATGTAAGAAATATAAATGTTTTCATTAAAGTGCTCCTGTGGGGAGAAAGTTATTACCAAGTGTTACCTGCCAGACTATCGCACTTCCTGCACCAGATGAAGTGATGTTGGAACTGAGTGTCAGTGTGTCGGCAGTATCGTCATGGGCTGTAATGAGAAAATTTCGCGCTGCAAATCCTGTGCCGGAGCCAGATTTGAGATAGACAAAATCGACATTATCAACAACACTTGAAAAGTCGGCTCCAGAGGATGTCAAAACATTCGTTAAAGATGACGCGCCTGTGCCAGTTATTTGCGTGACGCTAGCAAACGCAGGATTAATAGCAGTAACACTACTACCACCACTATTTACGTTTTGCATATTCGTGCCATTAGCATAAAAGGCATTATAGTTCTCAAACAAACTATTTGTGGCGTCTTTGCCGTCTATACACAGGACAAAGCCATAGCAGATGTTTCCATTCATGGTGAACAAGGCCGCTCCGCTGATAAGGTCGATAGCATCTCCCAACTGGTTTTCTGCTCCGTAGAGAGTGTTATCTCGAATTTCAGTCAGTATTTGTGATGCTGAACTTTGTACAAGCGCTTGAGTGACATGGTTGGCAAAAATATTTCCGATAATCATCTTCGTTCCTGAACCTGAATCAGTTATGCCGATGTTCGAATGATGAGAATTATTGTTAAAAAATCGGTAGAGTCCTCCTCCAGCAAATACAAAACTGTTACCCCTGTATGAAACTAATTCGCAATTTTCTGTGACAGCCACTCCGTTAAGGGCATGGAGGTTGTCAGTAGTACTTGTATTGGTTACTTTGCAATTATTGACCATAGCATTAGTACCACCAATCAAAACACTTGTACCTGTACTTTTTATATCTATATAACTAAATGAATAGTTCGCACCGAGAGTGGTAGCAGCAGCACCACCATCGACCTTTGGCATATTCGCAAGAAGTGGTCTGTCGCCGCATGTTGTCTGATACCCCACCAAACGTATCGGCGATGCAGTAGTTCCCGCAAGAGTGATAGCAACTGTCTCTCCCAAATCATACTCCCCATCGCCACCACTGAACTTCTTTATGCAGTACATATTTCCTGCCGCCCCAGCTTCAAAAGCATCGTCATCGAGAGTACTTTCAAGAGAGAGAGAACCCCCGATATTTACGACACCATTGGCACTGACTCCTGTGCAGATAGAGGTACCCGCAGCGTTTGTTGAAAATGTAATATCTACTCCTGCGTTAACAGATGTAACCTCGAACCATGAGGCAGTCATGTTTGTACCTGACACAACTTTTGCGCCATTGCCTACCATCGTCGTAGCGGCGGAAACATGAGTGACAGTGTTTCCTGCTCCTGCACAGGCAACAGATGTCAGGGCAAACTGCGCGGCATCTTGTACACTGTAATCTACTCCAGAAGCACCTGTGACAAAAAAACCACCATTGACATTCCCCGCTGTCGCAGTATTCTGTATATTCCAAATTGCACTACCAGAAATAGCGGCAAAAGAAAACGATGGTATTGCAAGCAAAATTATGACGAGTAGTCTTAGAAGTTTTTTCATATTTTATTTGTGATAGGTTCGAGTAATCTTTCACTAGGAATATCGTCAGGGTCAATACTAATTTCTTTGCGGATGAACATCTCTTTCTCGAGAGGCTCTATCGGATTTCCGTCTTCATCTACAATCCAATTCTCCAAGTCGTTCTCTCGATGATACATTTTGTATGACCCACATCCAGCGCCATTCACTTCTGTGACGATAGTGTTTCCAGAAGGGACGAACACATTATCCAAGTATGAACAGATAAATGTCACTCCGGCCATGTCTTCTCTAAAAATATGTTCGGGTTCGTAATCTTGACCTCCTGGTAACTCTCTGCGAAAATCTGCGCGGGAAACAATAACATCATTTGGAATATTCACTTTACCAACTCTAATTTCTTTATTACTAAACTCACGACTATAGTTTTCGGACTGTTCAATCTCCTCATACGAAATGTTGTCTATCTTTGCGATTTCCACTTCGGAGATAGGGGTATTGTCCATACCAAAGTAGACAAATGTACCTATAACCGTTAGCCCTAGAAATGTTGCGATTGTTTGTTTCATATATTTGAATTTTAATCAGAGACTCGATACCCCATCACCCGTGCTGCCAGATAGCCCGTGTCGCCCGTCTTTGTGCCCACTTCCATTCGAATTGCTTCGTATGAAGTAAAGGTATTGTTCGATGTCAATGCGTACTGTGTGCCAGTCGTGGTGCAGGTGATGGCATTGGTGTCGTTCGTTCCGTCAGAGAGATTTATGACAATAGATGTGCCGCTTGAAACCTTGCACCAGATTGATGTTGCCACCTGCTGGAGTGGGTGACTTGGAACATCTATATTCGTGCCAGATGTCAGTGGCGATGTGGATGCAGTAAACGAGTATAACGTTGTGGTAGCACTCGCGACAACAAAGTGTCCTGTCGTAGACGTCGCCATGACGAGGTTGTTCGATGTCGTATCAAGAGCGATTTCACCAGCGGCATCAAGTGACGGACTTGTACTGTTTGGCAGTTCAACAGACGTTGCTCCACCAAAGTCCCATGCTCCGAGAAGAGTGACGATACTGCCGGTGATGTCCATGATTTTCGTCCCTGCGGCATTAAACATTTGGAAGATACCGCGGATGATGCTCTCACCTGTGTTCAAAATGCTAAATGCGGCGGTTGTCGTCGTCGCAGTACCAGCAACCGTGGTAGTGGAAAGATACAGATTACCACCAGCATTTCGGAATGCCCATTGTGGCAGACCTGCTCCTGCTGAAAGTGAAAACTGTGGAGCAGTGGCAGAGAATGATGTCAGAGCGTGCTGCGGTGTCGTCGTACCAAAACCCATAGGGCCGAGGAAATACGACTCAAGAAATGTAGAATATCCACGAAAACGACTTGCATATATACCTCCAGCACCTTCTACAGCGAGGTTGGTGAACGGTGATGTCGTGCCGATACCGACAGGGCCGCTCATATAGGACACGTTTGTGTTTGGGTTAAAGGACATGGGGGATACTTCTTCGGGCAACAGAGGATATTTATCATTGGTATAGTCCACAATCATATCGTCCCACCTATCCACTCCTGATTGAGCAAAGGCATGTCCTGCTCCCATTTGGAAGTTGTCTATCGTATATGAACTTTTCAAATATGGTACGAGTGACTCTCCGACTTTTGTCCATGTTACAGGATCAATGACCATGAGTGAACAGACATCGGCTTCTACTCGCATCGTTACCCAATACGTCTTGCCTGGGACGTATGTGATATTTTGACCGATGGCAGATGTCAGTCCACCACCCGCGCTATGTGCTCTCCATGACTGTCCAGCAGATGAGTTCAGAGATTGAAACACGCATGATGCTCCTGATGGAAAGGCGTTGAATAAGAAGTTGTCATGTGAATTTCCTGACGTTCCTGTGAGTGTCGATGAGAAGTATGCGCCCATAGAGACTCCTGCTCTTCGCGGAGAGAAAGTGTACTGTGCGTATTCCACTCCTCCTGCAGCGTGGTTATACCCCCAGCCAAGTGTACCCGCGTCTGGATTGTATATCGTAGAACCAATTTGCACCGGTGGTACTGCTACTTCGGCAGAAGTCGAAGCAGTGAATGCAGTGAGTGGTGTTGGTGAAATAGACCACGAACCTCCAGTACCGTTCGTAGAGTTACCGAGAATAGTAGTGGTCAGAACATTTCCGTTTGAGCCATCATCCATGTCGATATAGAGGTCAACAAGAGGAGTGTTCAGTCTCAAACCAGCAGTGGTGTTGTTACCAACCGAGAATATATTCGCCACATTCGATGTCGCGGTACTTGAAGTTGCATTGAAATAACTAGAGACGATTTCTCCCACAACAGAGAGCGGAGCGTATGGCGATGAAGTGCCTACACCAACCTTGCCACTCCACATGACTGTAAAAGCACTATTTGCTCCAGCACTATTTGCGACATTAAAAGCCTTGTTGAATGGGTCACATGAACCACCAGTACAATCTATAAAAAGACCTTGACCAAGGTAGCCGGCTGCAGAAGCATCGAAAGAGGCAATAGACGAGCCAGCATCTCCGACACCGTTAAAGTTAAATTTACCAAGACCGAGTGAGGCTGGTGCTCCAGCCACTTGCAAAACTGAACCTGCCGTGTTTGTTGATGTAAAATTGGCTGCGCCCTTGTCTGCGGTAGTACCTGTGTATGTTGCCGTGATTGTGTGGTCAACTCCAGTATTCGAAGCAGAAATTGCATTAGAACATGGGTCAAGACATGGGATAGAGAGAGCATCACCTGCGCCGAGATACGGTAAGGCAAGAGCAGAGTGTGCAAATGAGACATTGTTTACTCGGAGGCTAGCCAAGGAAGCGGCACTTGAACCTTGTGTCGTGTAACCGACCAAACCACTGCCTGTGTTTGCAGAGTTATCAAAGTTAATGAGTCCACCGGTAGAGTTTGAAGACGGATAAACTCGTGAAGCAAATATCTTTAACGCATTATCTCCCGCAGTTCCTCCAATTTGCAGAGCCTTTGAGATAGTCGTTGTGCCAGTCAAGAACGAGTACTGGAGATTCGGGTCAAAATAAAACTCTGCTGATGTGGTAGCACTCGAACCAATTGTCACAATGTCCGTAGCATTCAGAGGATAGTTGATAAGTTGTCCTGTAACATTTGAAGTCGTTGTCGCCCATGTGCCACCCCCTGAACCACCACCCGTACACGTTGGATTTGTTACATTCGATAGAACAGTTCCACTTAAAACATATAAACATCCATCAGCAAGAGCAGGAATATGCAATATATTTGTCCATGTATTTTTCCATACATGGGTACTGTCTCCATCGTCATAGGTGTTATCAAGAAAAGGAGCAATATTGACAAAATACTGGACAATCGGAGCAGCACTTGCCACACGCCACATGCAGACGAACGCTATAGCAAGAATTATTCCTATTGCAATGAAAAATTTTTTCATATAATGAAATTATTATACCACATTACGTAGATTTATAAGTAAGTATCAATGTACTTCCCAGACTCGGCGCATTCACTCCAGCATCCAGTGTCAGTGTTGTTGTTCCAGTACCGGTGTAGTCAACCACTGGTCGATAGACAAACGGTGCATCAGTGCCAGTAAGCAGAATAAAGGCATCATTTGCTGGTACGGTAAACACCTTATTTACACTATCCACTTGTCCACTCAAATCAACTGAATACGTCAAACTGACAGTACCGCTACTACTGCCTCCACCATGCATCAATTCTTCGAAACGATAGTTGATACCATCTTTAGAGAACCCTTGCATACCGTTAATATCTTGAGTACTTAGTGGTTTTTTCTTCTTTAAGAATTTTACAAATTCATTGAAAAGTTTTTCTTCATCTATATCTTTCTCAATCAGTTTTTCAGTAACAATCGGTTGTTCTTTGATTACCTCAGTTTTTTCTATCACTTTTTCAGCTACAGGAACTCTAACCTTATTTGCTATTTTCTGAAGGTCTTGCTCTGTAGGTACAAAGTCTTTACCATCAATACCAGGAGACCCTGGGACTGGATCAGGTATTAACGGTGTTATCAATTCAATCAACTTCTCGTCTGTTGGAGTATCACCATCTTTACCGCTAAGAAATTCTCTAAAAAAGTCTTGCAGAAAATCAAATTTTGATTTACCTGTTTCAGATAATCCTTTTTCCTTATAATATTCCTTCATAAGCTCAGTATTGCTATCTATAGATGCTTGCTGTTCTTCAAATGCTAATGCTGAAAGCATCTCGGGATCATCTTGGTAAATCTGACGTAATTTTTTATAATTTTTAGCCATATTTTTTTTATATTATACTACACTTGACACCGTATACATGCGTATGATAGGATGGGGGGATGGTATTCATATTCATAATTTTAGCTATTTTAGTCATAGTGGTCTCTGTTGGGAGACGTTTGTCTGATTGGGAAGATGTTGAAAAATAATTCATGTTATTTTGCCTTAGGTTTTAATCCTTCAAGAATTTTTACTACTTCGTTATCACTTTTACTTGCAATAGCTTCCTGAATAATCTTAAGATTTTTATTTAATGCATTTTCAATATCCAATGCATTTAATACTTTATATCCAGCTCCTCTAGGTAATAACCCTCCAACAAAACCTCTCAAAGAACCACCAGTTAAAACATCTGCGTATTTAGATACAGCATGTCCGACCTTTTCCAATAAACCACGCTCCAATATTTTTTGTTGCAACTTATTAACAGCTTCCACATTTTTTTCTACAAGAGTTTTCATATCATACAGAGAACTCATCAATTTATCTGCTGTTTTAGCTTCTGCCCCCTTGATTCCTTCTCTAGCCAATGTTTTTAATGCGGTACGTGTATTTTCATACATTTGAGCATTAACACTCGTCAATGGATCACCCATTTTACTAAATGCCTTATTTTTAAACTCTTGACCGTACACTCTTGCAATATTATTCACTTCAAGTCGTGTCAAACCTTCTGTTTCAGCTTTTTGTATCAATTCATCAATATTAGCCGCACTTACTTTGTCACTAGTACTTGTGTAAAGTTCTTTCAATTGTGTCAGAGCATCATTTACAGGAGTAGTTACAACTGGCTTTCCAGACTTTGTTTTATTTGTAATTGTTAAATCTTTAAGAGGAATTTTAGTTGTATCAACACCCAAATCAGTATCAACTTTTCCTGTCAATTCAGTTATTTTAGTATCAATTTTACCTTTCAAATCTGAATATGTTTTAACATTTTCTGTATCCAACGTAGATAATCCTCTAACTCCTGATTTAATATCCCCAGTTTCTCCTTGTAATACTTGTCCCACAGCTTGTGTTGGTGTTGGTGGCTTTGGTTCAGCAGTTTTAATTATTTTAGAAGTAGCCCTTTTAGTTGTATCTACTATTTGTTGTCCAGTTTTTGACGCAACATTTGATACTTCTGAAGCGATATTTGCAGCACTCGTATCAGCACCTCTTGTTACTGGACTAGCCAATCTTGAAATGGTATCTTTTCCACCTTTTAATTCCCCACCGCCATACAGTAAAGTCGGTATGAGCATCGGATCTTCAATTCCTATCTTTGCTATGTGTGCCGTTACATCTGCCATCGCTTTTTTCGGGTCGTCCAGAAGAGCGTTATATGCTTTATCCAGTCCACCATAAATGGTCTCACCGATTTTGAGATATGTATCCGCAAAACCCTTAAGAATATTTTTTGTACCTTCAGCAGGCGACTGATTGCTATAAATATCTTTCAAAGCGGAACCACTACCAGCGATATTTGCTCCAATATTAGCAGGGGATTCAGTATTCAAAGGATTGATTGGTGCTGCAAGTTTTGCAGCAGAACTTGGAATATTACCAAATGTTTTAGCTATATTTGTCGATATTGCGCCTGATGTTATACCTCCTTCACTCGCGGGAAAAGAAGTCTCGCCTTTCAATGCACCCATAATACCTCCTCCTGAAATAGCAGTTTTCTTAAAGTCAGGACTAGATTCATTACCTACTACTGTAGGTACTCCACCCCCTGCATTCTTTACAAATTGTTCGTATGAAAAAGTTGCCATTATATTTGTGTTATTGAACCATCAGCATTGACCCGACCTTTCACACCATTTATATCTATTACATCGCTAACTTTATACGTTTTACCTCCCAATTTAACATCGGATACACCATTTATAGCCCATCCTTTAGAAGAGGCTTTATTTTTTGCATCACTGGTCAAAGCATTGATAAAATTGTCTATTTTTACATCAGAATCAGCACCAAGGTTCAAGGTTTCTGAAAATCTCCCTGGGAGCATATCTCCATATCTCTTTTCTTCAGAAGGAGTGAGCGCCGCACCGGAACGAGCACGGGAAAGGAGATCAACGATTTGTGAACGCAAATCCATATATTTTGTTTGCTTTTCAGATCCGAAAACTTTACCCAGTGTACCTGATACAAGTCCTCCCCAACGTTCTTTATCAAGTTCTTTTAGTTGTTTTGCAAGTTCAGTAGCAGAATATAACGACCCAAGACCTGACTGATATGCATCATCCCCAGAAGGAGAAACCCCTGTATTTACACTTATAATCTGTCCTGGAGTTTTAGGGAGTTCTTTAGCTGTTTGAGCCACGATACCGAACGTACCTTTCGGAAGTCCTGTCGGTATCTTTCCATTAGCTGCATATTCTTGAGCATAAGCGATCATCAATCCAGGATCTACCCCACTAGCTCCACCTTCCGCATCAAACTTTGACTTATCTAGTTTTAACTTCTCCCAATCAAGAGCCATATCATTTTTCATTTTTGCAATCTGTTGTTTTTTATATTGAGCATCAAGTTTATCGTTTTCACTATAGAGAAAACCACCAGCGTTAGCCATTGCTTCTCCGAGATTACTGGAATTTTGAATAGCCTCTATTTCTTTCGGATCGTTACCTCCATTTTTTGTATAGTTGGTCAAAACCGCATTAATATCGTCTCGCAGTTCCGCCTCTACTTTAGCCTCTGCCTCATCTTGTTTTTGTTTCAAGTCCTGTGCTTCCTTTATCTTCTTCTGTACATCATCGACAGTCTTTTGGATTGCTGTTTGACGTTCTTTACGAGCATCATCGAGGACAGTGTAGGCGTCTTTAATACCCTTTATTTTATTATCCTTAAGAGCCTGCGTAAGTGTTGCCACAGCTGAAGCCAGCTTAACATTCAGATCAGCAACTTTATTAGCACCAGCACTTATCACGGAACTAATAATATTTGTTTGAAAATTTGCGTCATATTCTGCTGCACCTTGCTGATATCCTCGGATATTTGCAGTACCTGTGGCTCCAGTATTTGTCAGTTTCTGTTGTTCGATTAACTGATTAAACTGCTGTTTTAACCCTTCTATCTGAGCATTTTCACCAGCAGATAGGGGAATACTGCCGTTTTGAATGCCAGTCATCTGAGTATTGGCCTCCTCCGCCGCCTGTAAACGTTTCTGTGAAAGTGTTTCAGCTTCTGCTTGTTTTGTATCTATATTTTGTTGATCTGTTGGTTTTTCAGGTGTAGGAGTTGATGGAGTCGTTGGTTGAGGTGTAGATGGTGCAACAGGATTACCAAACACATCGTATCCGGGTTGACCTTGATTTTGTACACTTGAACCGGGTTGCATACCGCCAGTTGGTGGAGGTACATTTTTAACAAAACCCCCTTGTGGTGTATATGTGCCTCCAATCATGCTAGCCGCTTGTTGAGCTACTTTTGTTGCATCATCGTATGCTTTTTTTTGTTCTGGTGTCATTTATTCTGGTGAAGTTAATGCCATCTTTTTTATTTCAAGTTCCTTATCTTTACGTGCAAATTCAGACTGTTTATTCTGCATATCAAAATCATCTTTTCGCATTTGCAAGCCAAATTTCATTTTTTCATTATCTTGTTGCATTTTCCTATCCTGTTCTATTTGACCACGCTCTCGTTTCACTTGGTTATACTGCTCCACACGCATTTTCTGTGCTTCCATACCCGTCAACATATCATTATGCTGTTCTTTAATCATAAGCAAATGCTCATCTGCTTTTTTGCTATTAACGATGGGTGTGGTGAAGGTTGGCATATTAGAAGAATGTTGTTACGATTGCGTGTCCTCGTGCACCTGCGCCACCTCCGCCAGACCCCGCGCCACCTCCGCCAGATGGGATAGTGCCAACACCTCCAACGCCAGAAGTACTTCCAGTCCCACCTGAACCACCTCGAATAGAAGTTCCTCCAGGGGTTATATTGCCTGGGTTTGGACCGACTGCACCCCCTCCGGCACCACCAAAATAAGAATTACCTGCAGCCTGTTCCACATTACTATTTACTCCAGCTCCAGCTCCTGAATATCTACCGTTTGTACCGGCTGCAGCAGATGCTCCAATACCCCATAAACCAGTAACATTTACACCCAATTGACTTCCCCCATTACCGCCTGCGAGATTTCCACTTCCACCAACACCAGAGCCTTTTCCGGCTGCAGCAACTAACAAAGTTCCAAAAGAAGTAGCAACACCATCACTCTGTGCTGCGCCACCTGTTCCAATAGTTACTGTCTCCGTTGCTCCACACTGAGATGCATCAAACATATATTCTGTATACTCTCCACCACCACCGCCACTTCCAGAAGTACTTCTATTTGCACCCCCTCCTCCTCCTCCCCATATCTGTACCAAAACTTTAAGTGGAGTACCCCCTGGTTTTGTCCATGTGTTTGTTGTGGTAAAAGTTTGAACATCTATTACAGCAGCAGCAACTAAAGCACTCTGACTTTGCATTTGAAATGTTGGACCAGTGGAATTATATGTTACCTCCACTATTTGATTTGCCTCGATATCACCTGTTATAAGTGCTTGATCATTATTTTTTGTTATAGAAATAGCTCCAAGAGAATTTACATTAAGTGTTGCAGCGCCAGTATTACCAACATCTGCTTTAAAGCGCAATGTCATTCCGTTAACATAAGAAGTCGGAACTGGAGAAAGGGTAATAACATATGTGTCATTTCCAGTAGCGGAAGCGGCATATTTCTCTACAGATTTCTGTAAACCAGTTTGAGTGACAAATTTGTTTCCAGATCCGACTGCAATATCCGTGTTATCTCCTGCTGCTGCCAACCCTATATTAGATAGTAAAAATTGATCTGGTCTAACCACTACAGATGCTCCTGTACCACCCGTTGTAGCCCCTGAATTAATTTCAGCCGCAGTAGCAACTTCAACAATACCTTTTACTGTAAGTGTTGCGTCTGGCGCACCAGAAACAGCGGTATCATCAACGTATTTCTTAGTTGCTAGCTGTTCATCATCTGTTGGAGGAGGTGTTGCCGTATCCATCCGAGGATAGTTTGGATTTGTGAATGTCCATGTACCAGTTATGGTTTCGTCATCTGATTTTGATGTTAATTTATTGTAAAATCCAGAAGTATTTGAGATTACAAGAGTTGTGGAACCGGCATGTGTTTTAGCAAGACCAGATGTTTCAGTATATGGATATACAAAAGAGACTGTTGACACACCCGACAAAGTTGTGGTGCCATTAGCATTGTTCGTAAGTCCTGTAAAGGAAATCTGTTCTTCTAAATCTCCCTCTCCTGGTTGAAGGGTGGCGTAACCCGTGGAACCAAAAGTTCCTGACATTGTGAGAATACCTCCATCAATATCAAGCATTGACTTTAAAGTAATAGATGTTGCACCAATTACAGCACCGCTACCCGCCAGAGAAAATGCACCAAGTTGTGCGAAACGAAAATTATCTGCCATCGGATTTAAAGTTAATTAAATTAATAATTTTATCAATACACCCCTCTGGATCTGAATTTATGTCATGTTCCCATAATCTGATAACGGTTATACCATTTTTCATTAAAACTCTATTCTGATTTTTATTCAATTTCACTGCCTTATCTATACTTCTGTGTATCTTACACCCATGCCAGTAACACCCATCGCAGAAAATAGCAATGTTGCTTTCTTCTAAATAAAAATCAGAAACCGTTACTTTACACAAAGGTATCTGTTTTTCATAAGGAATATGATATTTAATCAACAATCCCTCAATTGTTCTCTCAATTGTTCTCTCAATTTTTGTATCTTTAAATACTTGAATTGGATTTGCAACTCTATTTTCAGAAAACCATTTTTTTCTAGCTGCCGTGTGTTTTTTACCTAAACTTCTCTTATTTCCAATCATTATCAAACCTAATTTTTTACCTCCGCATGTTCTACAACTTTTTCCTGCTGTACTCTTTTTATTTCCACATTCACATATCTCTTTATGCTCAACACCACCTTTCCAGTTTGGATGTTTATCTCCACTCATTTCTGGCATCTTTATACCCTTATTCCATGCTCGTCCAAAATCAAGACCAGAAACATTCAATTTAGATTTCATTTCATCAGAATACTCCACTCCTTTATTCCACGGAGTCATTCCTTTTTTGAATTCACTTTTAGGAGAAAGATGAATACCTTTTTTACCTTTGTTCCATGATATTTGTCCTAAATGGGATATTCTTAATTTTTCGCGAGTTTCTTCCGAAACAATCACTCCCTTCCTAGGAGAAATTTGACCTTTTCTGAAAGAGCCAGAATTGGGTTTACAAACGCCTTTAGTTCCTCTATTCCAAGCTATTCTTTTTTCTGTAGTTTTAGTTTCCATTTCTTTAATTGTACCACATATTATTGCGTATTAGAAACTGGTATTTGTGTTGACATCTCTGCCATTAATCCCACGGCTAGAAGCTCAAAGCGTTGATCTACACCGAGACAACTTAACGATACTGATGCTTCAAAGAAGTCAGTGTTGTCAAACGTCAGAAACACGCGAAACTTTGGAGGAAGATTTTGTATAGAATCAGCACCATCGCCTCCCAACTTACTTTTTCCAAGACTATTTTTTCCTAAAGAAGCTAAAGAAACTGGAATACATACAATCTGCGTATCCGTTCCATCTATTTCAAAAGATTTCATAGTGGCACAACCATCTAATTCATACGTTATTGTTGCATTTATTGTAGTATTCGCAGAAATATATCCCTCCATATAGAGAGAATTAGCACTTTTCAGATCAATCCGTGTCCCATAATTCTGATACGAAAAGGTCATGACTGCTGGTATTGGATACCCAGCAAAACCGCTATACACTCTATCTGCATATCCAGTAAAAAGTTGATAACTTTCAAACGTATTGTAGCCATGGCCATACAACATTCCTTCTACTATATAGAACCGTGATACAGGAAGTGTTTGTGGTGCTTCCCATGAATTTGTAGAAAGGTTATACATGAGTACCAAACCTTCTACTGGTATAGCCACGAGAATATAGTACCGCCAATAAGCAATTGAACCATTAGTAAAGTCATAACTATCAACATCAAGTTTGATACTGTCAGATATATTTTTAGTCTGTGGAGTACCAAAATAGTTTTCAATACGACCAATCATATCAATAGTCGTTTCATTTGTGACCGTAATAATATTGTTCTTCATGTGTGAAGCAAACGCCTGTGATATTGCTCCTTGTCTTCGTCCTATTTTGAGAAGCAGTGCATTAACCTGTTCATATGTCACACCAACTGTAGACGTCTGCAATGAGAAGTTCACGTTATACCACAAGTCTTTACCAGCAGATACATACATATACTGCTCCTGCGGTATAAACGCCACCACATTATCATCAAGTATCAGTGCTGCTCCTTCACCTGTTTGTCGAGGTGTTGAAAACGAATAATCCGTATATGAATTGACCTTAGAAATATAGACAGTAGGAGATTTCAACGCTCCGAGAAATACCTGATTGTTTAAAACACTGATAAGTCCATTAGGAAACGTAGCCGTCACACCCGTCAAACTACTATTAGCAGTCGTAACAACTGATTGATGTACAACAGAACCAACTGGCTCTGCTACGGGAGTTGGTGTTACACCCGTCAAAGTTGTTGTACCTTCTCCGCCTGTATATGTGTATTCTGTACCATTTATAATGACTTTCTTGTTACCCGCATTGTAAAATCCACTATCAGTCCATGTATCGCCTGCTTTAGTCAAACTAGCTGCACCAGCAGAAAGCAACTCCGTCACCGCACCATTCCACTCATATATAAACGATGTACCTCTCACAAACAATGCTACACGCAAACTCTCTGTCGTATTCCAAAACTTGGTAAAGTTAAATGCCACCGATGTCTGTGCGGTCATAAGATCCCGCCATGTCACCGCACCGGTAGAAGGTGCCACATACCGGTATTGCAATTTTCCATCATTGCCTGCTGTTGTTAAACCACCTGCACGCATATGCACTTCGCCATTGTTTTTAGTCAACCAATCAAACGATGCCATAACACCGCCTAACACAGTGCTTGTCGCACCATCGAGAGCATACCCTTGACGTATTTGAATACGAGAAGACTCGTTGTTTAAGACATTTTGTGATCCGGTGATTAAAACACCTGGACTCGTATTAGTTACATCTTCTAAATTACGATAACCCCATCTGAAGTTACTTACAATGGTATCTCCTGTTTTTTGTGGCTGTTTTGCAACCATGGACTATTTTTTCTTATCTTCTTTATTTCCACCATTTATCTTTACTGCAACTTCATTGGCATTACTCAAAGCACTTGTCATTGTTGACTCACTGCCTTTCTTACCCTCAATACTCGATTGCACCATTCTATTTGTTCCTGACATTTGATTATATTAATCCCATTATAGCAACTTTCTTTTTCTTAGAAATAACGCTTTTTGAGATTGTTTTTGATTTATTAATAAGTTCACCTGGGACAAAGTTCCCTTTAATTCCTAACTCTTTCTTAACTCGACGCACATCTTTTTGTATTTGTTTGTTCATATTATCCTCTTTTTTTAAACTTATGCGATGCATTCTGTTCGCTCTTTACTACTGCTTCAGGTGTTCGTAACTTTCCTTTTGTTGCCTGAAACTTATTGAACTTTTCACCCGGCTTACTTTTTTTAACTACTTTTTTTGTTTTTTTCATATTGTTTTTAATTAATTAATCCACCGACGACCAAAGAAACGACCATACCCCGTGTTCGGCATTTTATAATAAACGCTTTGAGGCTTCTGCAATTCGCTGCGATAAAGACTTTTATATCTTGCAACACTCTTATTATACTCTCCCATAAAAAATACCCCGTCATATTGCAGAGCATTTTTACCTTGTTGCTGCTGTACAGCATAACACGCTACAAGATTTGTCAGCATGTTATATGACTCTGTATCAAGATTAATAAGATCAGAATCATCAAGCACAGTCTCTTGAAACGCTCCAGTTGTTACATTTCTGAAAAGAAATTTTGAATAGTAAGAATACGCCAACACTGTACCCAAAATACAGTTAAGACCATTAACTTTTACAGCGGTATTCGTTCCTATCATGTTCAAAGTAACACGGGCATAGTCTAATACCGTGCTATCCGGAGAACCAGTAACCGTCATAGACGACCAAACAAACTGACAGAGATTCCAGCCATTGGCAAACGCAGTTCCTTGCTGTGCCAGTGTCACCGTTGCCGTATAATAGTTAGTCGACGATGATCCAATTCGTAAATTTACAGATGTGAGATTAGAACCTGTAGGAACATATACCCACACAAAGAAAGAGGATTGATTTTCAACTTCAGAAAGATCAACCGCCGTCATTGTTGAGTTCTCGATATACCCAGCACCCACAGTCATATCAAATTCAAGCGAGCCTGAACCCTGGGCAAAGTTACTATTATTTACTTCAAGATTAGAGCCTGTACCTCCCACAGCCCATGTGCCATTACCAGCGACACTTTCTATCTGATTAACGATAACTGGAGCATTGAGATATGGAGCATTGATGCGAATAGTTTTAACCCCTGAATCAAAGTTCATCGTAAACATGTTGGCATTGCTAAACACATTTTGTTTCATTACATCAAACGCCTGATTATATACCTGTGACCATATATCCATTGGCAATCTTCGCACCTGAGGAAATATGTCTATAAGTTTGTTACCCTTCACATCACTGGCAATAGGGTAGTCAAACACTGTGTTAAAGATAGGAGCCACAAATTCAACAACACGCTTAGTTTCTTGTGGATCTACATCAAGGAGTAACTGTCTAGCTGCACGATTTATAACACCATCAAAGTTCTGTATTTTGTTGGCTGTAGTGCCATGAATGATTCCAATAACGTCATTTTTTAAATTTGTTATGGAGTACATTTTATTTTATTATTGTGCCCAAGATACCGTGATATCCTGTGCTGCTGTTGCAGAAGTGATAGTTAACCCAATACCAAACACAATGTCGTAAACAAGAGTAACTGGCATTGGACTAGCTGGTGTAGTTATCGTTGCCAGGACTGTACCAGAAGCGGCTGTATTGTTATATACCGTAACAACTCCAGTTGCTACTGGTTTATTAAATGTAATTGAATGTAATTTTCCCGTACCTGTAGCAATAACCGTAGTTGTTGGGGCAGCTGCAGTAATATTTGTTGATTGATATTGTAAATCGTTCATAATTTTAAATTAATTTTAATGTCCTCATCCCTGGCTCCTAGACCTAGGAGACAGGGTGGGAACATTAAGAAACTATTGTCAAGAAAAGAGAAGATGTTCTTGTACCAACGTTCACAAAAGGCGAACCTGATGTGGTATTGATAAGCAAACAACCTTTTGCATATCCAGCATCTGCTGAAGGCATACTTGCTGAAGGTGAATATCCGAATATTGCATCACCATTAACATCTGTTAATGATACGAACACTCCAGGATCTCCTGTCTCTGTTGATAAATTCGTTCCTACATTATTACTAGCCATTTTGTTTATTGATTAGCTAATAAAGATTACGCTGTCCCTAGCGAACCAATGCTGCCTCCATAGTCAGCGCAAAAATAATTTTCTCTGTAGTTAGCCTGATAGAAGTACGTCAAGTTACTTGAGTATCTCCAATCCGTAAGAGCTGTTTCAACCCCCTGTCGAATCAAACGAGTGAAACCGTGATTTTGTGCAAGAAGGAACCATGCAGTATCTGATCCGCCAGCTGCCGTTCCCAACCAATGTGACGTCCACACTGTAATTCCAAGTGCTGAACGATACACATTGATATTGTTGTTACCGGAATCTGCGATAAGTGCAGAATCAGTAATCTCACGAGCTTTCTTCCAAAGTGCGAGCGGTACGAGAAGTACCGAAGGTGCACCTCCACTGATAACACCAGCCTGATTTTTCTGTTCACCTAACAATACAATCGCATCGTTAAGAGACGTTGGTGTTAGAGCTGCTGTAAGTCTGTTGTCCTGTGTACCACCACCGATAAGAGGGTGTGCATCGTTAAAGATACTTACACCATCTGCTGTAAGAGCGGTAGTAAATCCAAGTCGGAATAGTCCGAATGCAACTGAATCCTGAGTATTCTTTGCCTGACGTGCGAAATCCGCTACATCCGCTGCCCATACTCCGTGCATATTGTCATCAAACAACTGCTTACTGATACTGATGCCTTGTGCATACGTATTGATAAGAGTTGTTTGCTTGTTTGTAACACGAGGAGTTGATAGAGGAACTGTAGTCGCTTCACCAATAGAGGGAAAGAGTCCTGAACCCTTGTTGATGGATTGAATCCATGCAGCATGAGTTGTTTCTTGAGGTTTAAAAATTTCTGCTGTTGTAGCATGTGCTACACCAGGAAATCTGTCATCGAAATCAAACTTTTGGGAGAACACTGCATCCAGTTCAGTTTGTACGATGCTAAAATTCTGGGCTTCTGTAAACATTTTAGTTAAGAATTAATTAGTAATGTACTAAGACAAGTTTGATGTCCTTGTTCTGAATGCAATCGCGACCTTTCCTGGATTGTCTGTAATGTCCATTGCTTGGATCACTACACCGTTTGCTGCTGAGTCAGATGCAAGTACAGAATATGTACCTGCGTTCAACTGTGACGTACCGATTGTTGCTGAGTTCTGAAGCAATACTCGTTTACCTACCAATGCATCGTACTCCGCTTGAGTATCCCATGATGCTGCTGTAGCTGGGCTAATCAAATATGTAATATCTGATTGGATCGGCAACACATTCACCGTTCCTGCTGCTGTTAACGTATTTGTTGAGTTTGTTGTTGCAACTCCAACAAAAAGTCCTTCAACACCAGATGTACCTACGACTGGGGTTGATGTCAAACTTGGCTGTACAACAACTGCACCAACCGCTCTATTTTGTACTGGTTCACCAGCAAGAATAGCTGTACCAGCAGCGACATTGTATAGTCGTCCACCACGTCCACCCATATTGTTTGGTTCCAATATTGTCAAATCTCCTAATGCCATGTTTTTATTGGTTAAACTTTAATAAATCTAACCCTTTCAAACATTACCGATTTTTCAAAAGATTTTTCTTATAGTTCGCTATCCATTTGTCATCCTTGCCCATTGCTTTAAAGGAAGCCATTTGTTCAGGAGATATAATAGTATCTTTAACACCTTGACCCTCTGTATGAGTAGTCGTCGATGCCGGAATATCAGTCCTATTTAATTGAGCTAGTTTGAGTTCCTTATTTTCCTTGGCGAGTTTCTTTAGAAGAACTTCTTTTTCTGTATCAATCTTGGAGATATTAGCTTCCGCCATTTCTTCCCGAGCAATACGTCTAAATTTTTCTTCATCAGTTTCGTCAAGATCAGGTTCTCGATTTTTTGCTTTCTCTTTGAGATATGCCGCCTTATAGTTGGCTTCTCTCTCAAGAATAGTTGCTTTCTCTGCTTCAAGAGCGGCAACTTTCGCTTCTGCATCTTCAGAGGGTGCAATCTCTTTTCCCTCCGTAGGAATGACCGGCGGCGTTACTTCAGTTCCTTTTTTTTCTTTATCCATATTTTTCTCAAACTATTTTGGTGAGTACAGTTAACTCGATTATGTATAAAAAAACACTCGTTAGAGTGCTTAGTAGGACGGTTGAGATACTTTTGCGAAAACGGGCGTAATCACAAGGCACATCAAACATCCAACTAAGAACTCTAAATGTTTGTTGCCCGTTTATGTCAATTTACATATTTTTATTATACCACAATGCCTTTTATTTACACAAGTCAAGCAGTCTTTTTCAGTATGTAACTTTTAAACACGTCAATAATACTTCTTTGAGACGCAAGTGTATATAAAATTGACCGCCCTTTTGCCATGTCTACAAGGTTCTCTCCATTCACAAACATTGCCTGTTCAGCCAGTTTTTTAGGAGTTTCCGATATTATCTGCCACAAATCAGAGGCAAGAAAATACTCCGCCTCAGACCTTAGACTTGCAAGTCTTCCCTCATCAATTCGCTCACCACCAATAAACACAAAGCCCTTTGTCTTATCCCACGTCACCACTTTATTAAGATCAACAGGACTTAAAAGTGTCGATAGTTTCTCTTTTGCCAACTCTTCCACTCGTTTATCCAAGTCATCAGCCATTGATTCCAGCACATCCTTTTGAGCAAGACTAAATGCCTTTACACGCTCCTCTTGTCGTGCTTTTTCAATAAGAACTTTAAAGGAATTGATAACAAACTGACGATCGAGAATAAATTGCTTGATTTTATCTATCATTCTACTTCTGTTTTAGGCATACCATTTTTTGCAATAAATGCTTTAGTTTCAGCCTCCATGATGGAGGCTTCGTCCATTACAGGTGGAGTATATGAAGTTTTAAATCCATTATCTAAAATTGCCTTAGCCTCTTCATCTCTATTCTGAAATGGGACTACTTCCTCTTCCAAACTTGCCTCAATCAGTCCACGAATATAGTCTAGGCGTGGTGACTCTTTGTTTATTTCTTCGAGGATTTTAGAAAGGATTTTCTTCATTTGGTCGTGCTTCTTCTGGTCTCGCGATATATTTCGACCCATCTTCTCGTTCTATCACCCATCTATTATGTCCTTCAACATTAGTAAGTTCCGCCTTACCTCCTTGTGCGTCTATAAACGCTTTGAATGCGAGACTATCTCCTTCGATGTATATTGTTTCCATATTATTCTTTTGCTAATCTAGCCTGTTGATCTTTCTGAAACGGCATCCAATCCCATTGACCGCCGCTCTGACCTTGCTTTACATTTTTATTAAAGAACAATCCCTCTGGATTAAATACACAGAGACTGACCACTCCGTTTTCTACATCAATCACTTCTGTGATTGTAGCCGAGCGGTCAACTGATGGATATTCTCCTCCTGGAGTTCCATAAGATTTGTAATACACCATTCTACCTACTGTTGGTTTTATTTCCATATTATTTCATTAATTTAGCTGTAAATACTTTTGAATAATCCTCTTTTTTTGCTTTTTTCATATATTTAACCTGTTTTTCTAGCCAATCAACAAGTCTTCGATATGTAACACTTTTCATTTCTGGTAACCCGTAAACTACTAACCTTGCATGATAATCTCTTGGTTTTTCCATTTATAATTCATCAATCCACTTAGTTTTTAATGTATCAAGCGACCTTTCTTTCAACTCTTCATTTGTGAACAGCTGAATTTCTTGACGCATACCTTCAAACAGAGATTTTGCATCAAATACAGACTTATCTTCAAAGAGTTTCATTAGTTCAACCAGTTCAGCATATTTTTCATCTTTAGGGTCTAATTTAGATATAATATCAAGTTCACCAAACATCTTAGTCTTCATAAATCCAAGAAATATCTCCATCATCACAGTGTTTATCGATCCGAGGAAGGATATTGCATCATCAATGTTCTTACTTGCCTTACACAACGCAGGATAGAACACCTCACGAGTAAATTTCATCTTTTCTACCCAATCTTTATTGTTCTTAAGGTCAACAATTAACTCTGCTTTAGTTTTATGTACTTGTTTTGGTTTTTTCATATGCCCGTTATTTTGCTTTAGATTTTCGTCCTGGTTTCTTTTTAATAGGTTTTGCTTCTTTTGACTGAAGAATTCTATCTACTATTTCCTCTCCATGTTCTACTATTTCCTCTCCATGTTCTACTATTTTCTTAGCAACTAAAGATGCTCTGCTTTCCACTGTATCAATCAATGTTTTAAACAAGATAGTAATATCTGTCTCTGTACTATTCAAATAATTTTGCATCGGGATAACCTTGATCGCTTCTTCAACATCTTTAACATTATAACCATCATCTAACACTTGATCATTTGCTACATGTGTTGAACGTAACTTAGGAATGTTCATTGCTGCTGCAATCTTCATTCGAGTGCTCAGTGGGAGAGACATCCATTGGTGATAAGGAATAGCCATGAGTGTATTATATTACTTCTTTCCTAAACTAGCAAGAGCATTTGGTTGCCCTGTGGATAACGAACCTTTTTTACTCATAGAGGCGAGTGGTCCGTTACCGGAATTCGGCATACCTTCTCCACCTTGTTGCATCATCATTTGCTCCGGTGATGGCTGTTTTGCCAAATACTTATCAATATTTGATTTCGTACTTGGATTTGATTTCAAGAGCAACTTGCCTGTCTCTTCAGGATCAAAGACAGTAGGTTGGGCGATCATACGATCAAACGCCTCAAGATCATACGCTCTCTCCAAATCAGATGACTTAGGACTGAGAACATCTGGCGATATTGTCACCATGTATTGCAACTCTCGAAACATCGTTGGATTCACCTTTGATATTTCCATACCTTTTTTCTTATTCTCCTCAGCAATATCATATGATGCATCGAGATATGACTCCTCTGTGTAATCTGTTTCCAGATTACCATCAAACTCGATCTTCTTATTCTTATCCACACCTTTAAGGAAGAATGTTTTATACGTCAATTCAGGGTTGCCTGTAACAGCCGACACTTCAGGAAGAGTTAAATACTGGAGGATATCTCCCATTCGGAGTTTACCAAAATCTCGCACATGTTTTGCAATCATTTGAATAAACAAACCGAGTACGGTGTTTGCATTTTGCTCAAGACGACTTATTTCATAGGCGGTAGTACCACTCTTACTTGCATCTTGACCTGCTTGCAATGGCTCTTGCGATGATTCATTGATAGATTTCTCTACGACAGAAAGTGTTTCAAGTCCCGATCGGAGATCAGAACCAACATTAATAGCCCTAAGGTCCGCGTCAGGACTAGACAAAGTAGTAACAGCACCAGGAACGATGACGTCAGAAGCAATGATTTCACCACCCACATTAACCATAGGCTTAAAGATAGCCAAATAAGTACCGTCAATAACCATTTGATAAAGGGTGTTAACAATTTCTGCATCATGTTGTAATTTAAATGCTAATGATTTGTAATAAAAGAAATGATCGTTAATAAGTTCATATCCAAACTTATCAAATGGATACATTTTATCACCCCGTGGATTCGGATTATCATGTGATGTAAGCATCACACCATTAACCATAATTATTTTGAGATCAAGGTTCTTATTCCAGTACATAATCTCCTCCACATCCTCCTGGCGCATATTCGGATCATACACATAATAAAACGTTTGATTTGCATCATCATAAACCGTTTGGACACCGGGTCGTACATGCTGAAAATTGTCATAAACCCCATTATATTTTGCTTGTGCCTCTGAAAACGAATAAACTTTTCGCCAAATGACGAAACCTTGTTTTTGAAGATCTGGTTCATATACATTTTCAATATAAAATTGTGTTACTGGTACAACAACATCCATAAAACATGGATACGCCTCATCACGCATTCGCTTCTCTATCCACTTATCATCTTTTTTCTCTACCTTTACCAACCGTGTTACTTCTCCATATTCCGTGTACCCAATAGATGCAGGCGAAGACATTGCAGTTATCACACGAGTGAGTGCTATGTATGGATAGTTTGAAATATCTCCTGACCACTCCATCAAATCCTCCATCACATGTGCTGCTTCTTGCTGTTCATCGCTGTTCTCGTTAAATGCGAACACCTTTGGAAAGAGCAAACGTGCTGTTGCATGTGCTGCAATAGACATACACTTGTTTCGCACCACTGGTCGTATTGCTCGTGAACGCCATGCAGCCTGTGGATTACCTTCATATCCTTCTCCATTGTTCGGTTGATATGTGTTAAACGCCATCTGATCACACTGATCACGAGAGACGAGTGAGAGGTCATTAAACTCCACACGAGGCGTGTACATATTGACCGTACTCAATACAAAATGCTTGAGTATCATAGCCATTACATCCTTTTCCTGTTCAGTCGGATTGTAAACAGCAATCTCAGGCTGTGCTTCACCAACTTTATTCACAGGCTTACGCATTAAAACCGCCTCTACTTGTTTAGTACCATCAACTTTTGTTGTATCTTTCGCAGTTACAATTGACATTATATATGATGCCCGTTTTTTATTGCTTATTAATAAGCACACATGGATTAACTTTTGACGGATCCTGTACTACTGCATTATTTATTACAACATAATTAACTGGTCTACTCTCTGTTGAGAACGGTGTATTATTCAAAGTTACTGTTGTCACTACTCTTGTTGCGGTTGGATTTGTACCTTGTACTATTGTCATGTTTTTCGTAGTTAAGTTTTAATAAAAAAAGTATATCACAACCTTTTAGGAATGTATGTAGTTGCAAACTTCTTTGGTGCACTTGTATCACTGACATGCGGGATGTTAGACATCGGCATTGCTGACTGTGCATAGTGGACGTGGGCATTCATTTGATTCGGATCTTTAATAGAAGCAATCGCATAACGTAATGCGTCCATTGCATGATTATCAAAGTCCTGTGCCTCATTCAATATTTGATCTGTTTTTTCGTCTGTTATCCACAAGTAGTTGCGGTACTCCTTTATAAGGTTAACTGAACGTTTTGTAACACTTATCTTTTGTTGTTGCACCCATCCGATACCACGATTTATTGACCCCGGTCCTTTTTGACATGGAAGTATCGTCAAACCATGTAATCGTATTTCATCAATACTTTTAGGCTCTGATTGATCAGCGATGATTAACGCTTTATCAACATTTTTCAACACTCCGGCAATCCTATCATTGAGCATCCCCTTTTCATATGTAACCTCATCAAGAATATATCCACCATTGTAGTAATACACAGCCACAATAGCTGTTGGATCATTACTATAACCAAAATCAAGACCATATCTCTCAAGTCGCGCTTCAAAAGGTATTTCATCAACAAACTGCCAATCTTTATAAATACGAGATTCAATCACTCCAAGTTGTCCCAGTCCATATACAGTCCACCAGTTTTTATTATTCTTATGTGATTCTATTTCTCTAATAACAATTTCATCAAGTGCCTCATTATCAAGATAAGTTAACGTAATAAACTCAACATCATCACGATTAGGCAATATCTCTGTATAAAACCAAAACTCTTCTGACGGGTTCCAATCCATCCACACTATCTCACGAGTACGAGTAATAAGCTGATCGACAATTTTATACTCCAAGTTATTTGCTTCATTTACAAAAAGTACATCACGTCTTGGTCCGTGTGCTTTTCCATATGTATCAACAGAATAGAACTCTAATTTATTTCCTGTTTCAAATGTATAGGTATGTTTAGTTTGATTCCATAAATTCTCATTCCAGTATCCCCTATCTTTCATTATATTCTGGAAATCAAGTATCGCTCCTTTTTCAAGATGTGGATGCGACTCAGATACAACAGAACAAAGTTTATCTCTCTCTTGTTTCGTCTGACAATAATCAATAAGCCATACTAATATTGAGATTGTTTTAGATGCAGATGTACCACCGGCAACAGCACGGATACGTTTACGAAGTGCAAATACCTTTTTTGTTGCAGTTGTATCAACAAAATTGAAAGGATTTTTTATCCTATCTTCAATATCTTGTAGATGTTGATAGCCTTTATTTTTCTTTGGACTGAGAACCATAAATAGGTGTTGGTAATGCCTTACCGTCAGATGTTACATCAATCTTATCTCCATATTTCTTTGGTTTCATTTTTGCCATGAGCCACTTACGTGTATCAACACGAAGACGAGAACGCTGTAACACTTCATTATTAGGAACTTCTTTAGCATAACCTTTATCAGTGTAGATAGTCATCCAATCATTCGTACCGTCATCAGAAATATCAAGTATTTCTTCAGCCATTGCATCTGCACTCTCTTGTTTCGCGCGCGCGTACTGGTCGAGAAATGCTTTCTTTGTCCGCAACCACATGAACACCGTTGACTTGTCTGGCATATCTTCAGCCAAACATACTGTCCGTAACGAAATACCTTCAGCTAACTGACTACAAATATTATCGGCTAAATTTTGACTATAAATAGTTGGTCTACCAATTTTTTTAGCCATAATTTTTTCATTTTTTCTCCTTCAATAAATTTCTAATCTCGACCAACATTTCATATGTTCCTTGATTGTAGTTAAACGTTTTGATTCCAAAATGTGTACCAAACCGCATACCAAGCCATTCACGTACTTTAGAAACTTTATGAATTGTATAATACCCTACTATTGTCAGTATTATAACACATACAACAAATAAACCAATTGCTATAAAATAATTGTCCAGTTTCAAAGCAATATACAAACCAAGTATACCAAGAAACAAGTTACGAAACTCATTCAATATTCCTAAACCATTTGAACAGTAAAAATACATTCGAATAAGCCAATTCTCTTTGCCTTCCAAGTATTTAGGATCATCTTTAAAAAGTTCTTGATGGTTCATATTGTTACATCTATTCCTTTCACAAAATTATATTCATCCAACATCTTCTTTCTCTCCGCCTCTGTCTTTCCAAATGGATTGTAATCAATCCTGCAAAGCATCCAATATTTATCACCATCATCTGGTTGTAATTTCTTAAAATCAACACTCTTCAATGCTTCTCTAAAGCATCTCTTTACTTTTGGAATAAAAAACGCCCATGATACTAATCGTGCAAACATCTTAAACTTATCACTTGCTTCCTTAAAATCTCTCACACGATTCAACTCAAGCAATCGTCTCATTTCCTTTCTTGGATATTTATATAACTTAACTGAGTTTGTCTCATTAAACAAATCCTGCAATCTCATGCGATATGCCCAATCATACTCAAACACATGACTTATAATTGTCGAAAACTTACTAGCAATTTCATCCTTTACTCCATACAACATCAAAAACTTATATATAAAATCATCTAACTCTTTTGTAAACTCCTGTTGATACTTAAATCGTAAAACATACGGACTAATTATCCCCCAACATATTACGTTAAACGATTCGATATTCATAAATATACTAAATCGTTTTACCAACACCAATATAATTTTTTTTACTGCATTCACTGCAAACAACGCTTCATGTGTTGGCCATCCTTTTTGTGGGTAATCACAACCTTTCAAATATAACTTAATCCCTCCACTCTCACAATCTATTCTATCCATCTCCCACACCTGTTTTGTTTCACTTGCAATCTGATCGTTACCAGACTTATTCTCGTATATATCAAACATTTTGTTTCTTTTTTAACTCTCTAGCATTAACCATATTTTTACCATGCTTACTTCTTTGTTCTAGAGTTGTATTCTCCCATCTAGATTTTGCCATTGCACGTCCAGCAGCACTAACTTCCTTAGATATTTCTTTGTTCATATCTACTATTATATTACAAGCGCAAGATATTCACAATCATCAAACCAAATAGTTATCCACATGTTACATTTGTATTATCTTACGCAAGATGATAGTATGTAAATATAACAGTTAAAAAAACAATTTATGAAAAGCAATTTATACAATGAACTACAACGACAACACAGCGACCGCAGAGGAGAGCGCATATGGACAATGACAGCCATTACGCTAGGTGTTGCCTCAATAGCGTATTTCATCATCCATTTTATCAGTTTTTATAACTACTCAATATGACCGTAATAAAACAAGGTATTCCAGTTATTTTTAATGATAAAGGGGAACCGGTAGCCGTTATCTTCTTCAGTCAAAACAGAGACCGTATCATCTACATGATTGAAAAAGCAGATGAAGAAGAGATTATCAGTCTAATCAATACTAAAAATGACATCACAACAACTACAAACAATAAGTAAAAAATTATCACCAATAGCACAACAAGCTATCACTTTAAAAATAAAAAGTGATCCAGATATGAAAGTTGCAGTAGAACTACTTTCAAAACTAAATCAATTCAACGATAAAATAACAGAAGAACGTGAGAAAGTAACAAAACCTTTAAACGAAGCATTAAAAGCTGAACGTGCTAGATGGAAGCCCACTGAATTACAGAACGAAGAAGCAATCAGTTCCATTCGGTCTGAAATGACCCGGTATCAAACAGCACTGATAAACCAAAAGAAACTAGGCGAACAAAAAATAGTTGATCGAGTAAATAAAGGAACATTGACTATAACGACAGCAGTGAAGAAAATTGAGGCTATAATTCCTGTGGAGAAAGAACATGCCACAGATGTGGGTTTAGTTCAATTTCGTGAAACTCAAATCCTTAAAGTTACCAATATTGACCTCATCCCACGAGAATTCTTTGATCTCAATGAATCAAATCTTCTAAAGAACCTTAAAATGGGTAGAACAATCCCTGGTGCTGAAATGGAGACCATCCAGGTACCAGTAAACTATAGGTAGGTACGAAAAAACCACCTTTTCGGTGGTTTTTTCGTACCCTGCACCCTGTGGATAACCCACATTGACTTATTGACACGCAACCCCTATAATGACTCCATAGGAGTCTTTATAGGGGCGGTAAATGTTGTACAATTTTTGATTTTTTAAAAAAACGGCTAAAGATAGCCATTTTTTATTTCTTATAAAGACACTATGTTAAAAATTTGTCAATAGACATGGCTCAACAGAGCCATATTTTAAACATTCAAAACAGTTTTTTCAAAAAATAAAATGGCTATACTAAGCCATTTTATTTTTTTACTTTTTAAAACTTGTTAAAATTCAGTTCCAAACTTTCACCTTTTTCATTAATTTCATCATCAGATATATCTCGCTCAAAATCTCTAACTAAAGTATCTTTTATACCTTCTAATCGTCTAATTATATTCCACGTTTCTTTGTCTTTAATTGACCACGCAAGTCCACTAGAATCTCCAGTTCTTTCCAATATTCCGATAGCTGCTAAATGTTGTAAATTTGTTCCAGTTACTGATGTAGCAAGTCCTATATCATCAGCAATAGTTTGACCTTTCACCGATATATTAAAATCAGCTTTAGCAATAACTTTTAAACAAGCACGTCTTTCTTCATTAGCGAGACTATATGCACACCATTCAATATAAGATATATCTTCTTCCCCTATATCCCATATTTCATTTTCATAGTGATGCATAACAGATAAACCACGTGCAATAGATGATAATTGGAGTGCTACACGCATTGGCATTTCACTCACTGGCACCTTATCAACAGTTTTAGCAAACCGATCATAATGAGTAGGGGTTCGTAATTTAGCGGCAAACATAGATATTTGCACTATGCGTTCATATACCTCAAGAGATATTTGAGGCACTATTTCATCTCCTCCTGCATTTACAATACAATCCTTGAGATAGTTACCGTAGAGTTCAGACATATTTTCATCAAGTTCTTTGCCATATACAGTTCGATTTAATGATTTTCGAGTAGCTTTCTCAACATCATATGGTTTCATACGATAATAGATGAAACGTTCGCCCATATCAGCCACTTCTTCAAAATGGGTATATATCGAAGGTGTACTACCAGCAAGTATACCTAACGCACCATTCCATGTGATAGGTTCGTTTGATGTGCCGGAAAATTTTGTCATTTCTCCGTCATAAACCATACGAAGTTGACTCAATATTGAGGCGCGAGCTTCCTGGGATTTGGAAAAGATAACAGTAAAGTCAGACACCACGATTATTCCATGTTTACCGATACGATTAAGAAGGGATATATCTTTTTCACCCTTTTTTACTTTCATACCCGAAAGCAACGTATTTTCAGTGAGATCATCAACACGATGGATAAACTTTTTATCGGTCAAAGCCAACGGGCGTAACACCTGCGATTTACCTCCTGAAGAGGGACCAATAATAAGCATCCATACAGGATCGCCGAGTTTCAATCGCGTAGCGATAATAGAAGCTAAAGCAATACGGGTCATACCATCATCTTCAGTATAGATGTATTTACTGACTTCAGTTTGTAAATCAATAAATTTCATATACCCGTTAGTTTTTTAACAGCATCAATAAAACTTGTATTAAACAATGTCATATACACGTCTATTGCATCCCCTCCTTTTTGACATCCATAGCAGTAAACCTTATTCTCTTTTCTGTAGTAATGCATATCGTCTCCGTCTTTATCTTGGCACCAGATACACCTCCCTTTTCCATATTTATTAAATTTTATGAATTGATTTATTGGATATATTCTTGCAACTTCAATGTCACGATCAGTCACCCCACCCAACACCGTCTTCGTAGGTGTTTTTAACATGGATAGTCGGAAGACATTTCGTTTTATGGTTTCTTCTTTTCCTTTACGTAATGGGTCGAGGAATAGTCCGTGTGCTATATTCCACCAAAACCATTCATTTTCTTTTGATGATTTTCTATATATTATGTCGTGACATTCGTTTTCTATTCTATCCGCCTCTCGTAAATCTTGCTGACATTTCTGTATTTCTTCTTGAAGATATTTTTTTGCCACACTTTTTGCTTGAGGAAATATTTCCATGAGTTGATTCCAACTATAGTCTATTAAACTATCTTCATGTTCTCGTCTTAATCTGTCAAAAATATCCATTTCATCTTGAGTGTACATTCCAAAGAGATGTATGTATTTGTCTAAAGTGATTGAGTAAATTGTCATAGTTATCCACAACAATATGTTGCAAGGTTTAGTATATACGATATACTGTATTCATAGCAAATACATAATTGTGGATAACTTATGGAAACACACGTTAAAGAGAAAAGAGCAGAGTTAATATGGGCATTATCCATTCAGGATTATACCTTTGCCCAAATAGGAAGGATTTTTAATATAAATCGTTCGACAGTGCTTCGTATTATTAAAGAAATGCCAAAAGGATGGCAACTAAAATAGAAAAAATATGAGTAATCCATTTCCATCACAATTCGATAGTCATTGTCAGTCATGCGGAGATAGAACAGAAGAAGGCGATATGATCTATGCAATAGATGGTGAATTTGTTTGTAGAGATTGTGCAGAAGTAAAAACAATGTGTGTAATCAATGTGATAATTATAAAAAAGAAGAATATAATTCTTGTTATGAATGTTTTGAACAGAATAAATAAACATGTCCAACACACACCCAATCTCAATAGACGGCGTGAAAGCCACTCCAGGTGAGTATCACGAAATCCGTCCCGAACCAGTCTGCATGAACTGCATTTTTTGCAATAAATTCTGCATAGAAGACGATGGACATTATTGTCCACACTTGCTCTGTAATATAAAATATAGAAACGAATGGGGAGAGACAGTTGAATGCAAAAATATGCGTAAACGGTATCGCAAGACGTGTGGAGAACATAAACGTGTAATTCCTCAGAGATATTTTATCTCTAAATTTAATCCTGGCCTTTGTATTGATATAAAACAATGATATCAAAATCTTGGTTCATTAAAAGGATTAAGTTCCATGCAGAATATAACCGTTTGAAACGTCTGCAAAATCGCAAGAAACCAGTAACCTTAGAGGCGAGTGGTCCGTTACCGGAGATAGATAATAAAAAATTCAAAAAATGAAAAAACCAACACAATTCACAGATCGAGACCTTAATACCCAGCTCAAATTCCCGACAATATCGTGGAGTAGCATGAGTCAATTTAGAGATTATGATAAGGAACAGTGGTATCGCTCGTATGTCCTTGGAGAACGCACACCTCCAAACGCAGTCATGCAAGGAGGCATAGATGTCGGCTCGCGCATCATCCTAGACCCCCTCTTTTTACCCTCTATTCCGCGCCCAGAGGTGTTTGAACAGCAACTGTCGGCTGTGATATGGGATATCCGCATTACAGGCCACCTGGATGGTTTTAGCCCCTCTGTACCATGTATTGATGAATACAAGACATCTTCCAATAAATCCCGATGGACACAAGCCAAGGTCGATAACTGGGGACAATTAACTTTTTACTGCCTGCTTGTCTATCTTCACTACTCAATAAAACCGGAAACTCTTAAACTTCGTCTCTTCTCTATCCCCATGATTGAAACAGGTCATTTTGAGGTAATACAACAGGGCGAGCCAATCGTGTTTGAGACAAAACGAACACTGTTAGACGTTTTGAACTTTATTATAGAGATTAAGCACGTGCATAAGGAGATGTTGGAATATATTAAAAATCATGAATAAAATAATCCAAGGTGATTCCTTAGAAATTTTAAAAACACTCGAATCAGAATCTATTGACTGCGTCATTACTTCTCCACCATATTGGGCGTTGCGAGATTACGGTGTAGAAGGACAATTAGGGCTAGAGCCTACATTTCAAGAGTATATTACAAAACTCTGTGACATATTTGATGAAGTGAAACGAGTGTTGAAAAAGGAGGGAACTTGCTGGGTGAATTTGGGGGATACATATTCTAGTCAATCATCTTATTCAGAGAACGGAAGACAAGGATTTGAAGCAAAGACAGACAACATGGTCAAGATAATGGAAAAAAGATTTAACCATCAAGCAGACGTGGATTATGGAGGAAAAGCTAGACGTGGTTCAAAACTTGGGAGAGGTAGAGGTGCTTCAGTGCCAGAAAAATCCCTCTGTCAAATTCCTTCACGCTTCGCGATTGAAATGTCTAACCGTGGGTGGATACTCCGAAATGAAATCATATGGCACAAACCAAACTGTATGCCATCGTCTGCAACAGATAGATTTACGGTGGATTTTGAAAAAGTATTTTTCTTTGTGAAGAGTAAAAAATACTACTTTGAACAAATACTAGAACCAAACAGTGAAGTGTCTATCCAAAGAGCAGAATACGAAAACCGCCGTGAAAATCCATCAAGTATTGGAAGTAAATCCGAAAGTTATGGAATGCCTGCAAGGTTCGTTAAATTAAATCCTGAAGGACATAATAAAAGAACAGTTTGGACAGTAAATACTAAAGGATATTCAGAAGCTCACTTTGCCACATATCCAGAGAAATTAATTGAACCGATGATATTAGCGGGTTGTCCAGTGGGGGGGGTCTGCATGGATATATTTATGGGAGCTGGTACGACTGCTGTGGTTGCTAAAAAGAATAATAGAAATTATTTTGGGATTGAGTTGAACCCTGAGTATATTAAAATTGCTGAAACAAGGATCACGGGTATTACAAATCCTTTATTTTAAAGTTATTCACAATTTAACTACTTGCGTTCAATCATACGCATGTATATAATAGTAAGTAACGGTATGTCTGGTAAATAGTGGACACGTCCACTATCCGCTGGGCTATGTGTTAGATCAATGTGGCAGGTAGTACATTGATGGGGGAACAATGAAATCGCCCTTTGGGAAAAAACCAAATATAGGAATACGAGATAACCTATGACGCATCTCGTGTTGCGTTTCCCCATGAATGTATTACACATAGAGTCGATCATTCAGATAATTAATAAAGATAATTAAACAAATAAAATATGAATTTAAGAATACCAATAAATAATACAGTAGAAATAATCGTAGCTGATTTGTATGTGAACATTCAGTGTAAATTACAACCTCAGATTCCAGTTGAAAAAACTGAAGCAAAATTGGCTTTACAACAAATTGAAATGAAAATAAATCAAATTTTTTCTGAAGCAGTGTATAAAGCAAAGAAAGAATTGGAAAAAGAATTACAAGATAATTAAAAAATAACATGTCAAAAAAAACAACAGAATTAGCATTAACAGAAGAACAAAAAGCAATTTTAGATCAGTCCTATCCAGTTTCTGAAGAGTCCAACAGACTCCAACTTCCACGTTTAGGATTGCTTTCTAAAGATATCGTTGAGGAGTCCGGCACTGGCAAAAATAAGAAGATAAAAGTTCTACAGGCTGCTGGATATTTCTACACCGAGTCAGACAAAGGTGAAACAAACGAAGAAGGTAAGAAAGTCTGGACTAAAGAATTTATAGAAGATGAGACTATTGATGTCACCATTGTCTACCATCGTTATCAGTTGCGAAAGTACGATAGCTCTCTTGAGAAATTTATAAGCTCACCTATCTATGACAATGCGGAACAAGTCATACCATTGTATCTTGATAAACAGGTCATTAAACGAGGAACTGAAGCAGATTTGCAAAAGCTCTATCCAGCCCTCACTCAAAAAGGCAAGCCAACAAGTGATCTTAAAAAAGAGGTTATCCTCTATGTTCTATTTAACGGAGAGCTACATCAGCTCAATCTTAGTCAATCATCTAAATGGGAGTTTATGTCGTACAAAAAACAAGTCAATCCTTCGACAGTTATTACAACACTCTCTAGCACAGAAGAAACATTCGGTACGAATACTTATCGCAAGATGATGTTCAATGTGAAGCGTCCTATCGGTCAAGAAGAATTCGAACTGGTATTCGAGAATCAATCATTAGTTAAAACAACTGTAGAAAACGATAGCAAGTTTTTATTAGCTTCCGGCACATCAGAATCCGAACAAGACAAAGAATTCGACCGCTTAGCAGCTAAAGCCGAGAAGGATATGTAATATGACAATAGCAATAATAAATCAATGGTATACAAAAACATTTAATTTGATTAGTATTGAATTTTTCTTCGGTGAAAAAAGTTCATCGTTCTTATTTATGTTGTTTGGTCTTGGATTTAAACTTATGACTGGAGTTAATGAAAAATTATTTACAGAGGATGGTAAGAGAATTAGATAAATAATATTTCCATTTTCACTACCTCTATATGGGGTAGTGAGGTATGGGCATAAAACCAAATGATATAGTTTATTTCAAAGACGACAAAGACTGCACACCATACAGAGTTTGTCGTGCAATAAAAGATGATCGATTATTTCTTTTACTCATTCACCCATATAAAGAAGTCGAGCGTCCATTTGATGAGTCTAAACTAGCAAAGATATATGTCTGATCTTTACCAACACCAAAAAGATTTCTTAGCGCTTAATCCGAATAAAGCCCTTATCTGCTTCGAGGCTGGCACAGGTAAAACTAGAGTAGCCGTGGAATGGCTTAGAGATAAGCCGTATCCTTCTATCGTGATAGTTCCAAAACGCATCAAATTAAAATGGCAAGGAGAGTTATCAGAAGCGGGTGTTCAAGCAATCGTTATTACTAAAGAAGCTTGGAAGAAAAGCACCATGACCAAAGCGGGAGCACTCGTTATCGATGAAATACATCAACACGCCTCACCTCTGTTTACTAAAGGACGATCACAACTTGCTACACGAACGTATAATTTTATAAAAGATAATCCAGACATGCCTATACTCGGACTGACAGCTACTCCGATTTCCTCCACACCCGCCAACCTCCACACCTTACTCGTCTACATCGGACATTTTATACCGTGGAAGGACTGGCGACAGGAATTCTATAATCTTGAGATGCTCCCGTACCTTCCCCGTCCGGCGTACATGCCAAAGAAAAACTGGCGTATTCTTATACGTCCGTATCTTTTGAAATACACGCATACTGCCCTTATGTCAGACGTTGCCGAATTACCACTGGTGACAGAGGAGACTATCAGTGTCGCTCATCCGCTTTTTGTTAAAGGTCATGAGGCAACTCCGATGGCGGAATTCGTAGCAGAACATCGAAATGAGCAGTTAGAGAAAGCCCACATTATCCGCGACATAGGTGGTGGGTATCGTAAAGTAGTGGTTGTGGCATATTTTCGAGATCAGATAGAAGATTTAGAAAAAGAATTAAAGAAGGATAAACAAACATATGTGTTAACTGGTGACACAAAAGATCCGGAGGAAGTGATACGACAAGCACAGGAGGATGAGGAGTGCTATTTGATCTGTCAGTCTTCTATCGGAGTTGGCTTTGATCTCAACACCTTTGCTGTGATGATCTTTGCCTCGCAGGGATACAGTTATGTCAGTTTGGTTCAAATGAAGGCAAGAATTCAACGTATTCATGATTTAAAACCAGTGAAGTACATCTACCTTATTTCCGGTCGATGTGATAAAGCGGTGCAGAAGCAGTTGTTACTGGGTAGAGATTTTGATGTAAAATATTTCAATGACTAAACAAGAATGGAAAAGGTTTATAAAAAGTTATGAATTTTGGCTTATTATAGCTCTAGCTTTAATAACTGTATTAGTTCAATTATTATGACTCTCCCTACCCTCCCAAAAGTTTTAAACAAGCGCGAAGCAAATTGGACGACAACGGTGTTTAGAAAATGGCTGGTAGAGAACTATCAAACACTAGGAGGCAGTGCCTTTGAGGTAAAGCATACTCGTGGCAAAGAATACTTAGCCTTCAGTGAAGTGAAAGCCTCACAGGTCGCAAAAATGCTTAAAATACGACATGAGAAATACGTATGGAAAAATCCTGATCATGGCGAGGAAACACCACCAGATATTTTCTTTTTTAATCAAGCGCCGGTGTATGTCGTTATCCGCTACCCTCGTGGGGTTTCTATTATCCCCATTGACGTGTTTGTACTTGAAAGTAAACGTTCAAAACGCCGTAGTTTAACCTATGCTAGAGCTGTGGAATTGAGTACGATAGACTTCAAATAGTTATCCCCATCCTATCTTGCGTAAGATTATATGTAAGTATATACTATACCTATGCAAGTAACACATGACACAACAGCATACACCATTCCTATCACCATTGAGTATCATTGCAGTGAATGTAAAGATACTGGTACTGTAACGCAGATCATAGCAATTGATGACTGGAATGACGTGCCCTGTCCATGGTGCAACTTGCCGGATGAATATGATAGAAGAGTTCAAAAGTAATTATCAGTGCAGAGGTTGTTGGATACAAATATAAATAAGACACTGCAGAAAGAACAATCATGACATTCAACAATCTCTACTCTGACCGTTACTAGGTTGTGGGCAGAGCGAGAGACACTGAGGGCGAAAGCCTATGTAAAAAGTGCCTACCAAGTTTAAACTCGGGGAGAGGTGTTTAATATAATCTATCCCTTAAGGAATGGCGACCAGTGTCTCTCGCTCTGCCCACAAACGAATAGAGAGGTTGTGAGTGGAATTATTAAATAAATGAAAATTATGAGCTATCCAGACCCAACAAAAACATACGAAGATGATGCCGAAAAAACGTGGAAAGTATCGGATGGAGCAGTAAAAGAAATGAGTAAAAATCTTACTGATAGCCTACAAATTTTTGGAGTTATCAATAAAGAACATTACAGTGAAGTTAGACGATTGATTGCAAACGACATGAAAGATTTACTCAAGTGGTTTGTCAATTATTTTCAGGTAGAGGGAGAATTTTAAAATTTTCGTCCGTGATGACGTTAAACTATAGTGTCCAAACCATAGCCGAGGTGTTCAACTACAACTATAAGGCGGAGCGAAACGACAAATACACAAAGCGTTTCAAAAGTCGGTAGTCCGACCAACCTAAACAGCTATTAGGAAATTCCTAACGACTGCACGGTTGAAAAACCTGTCCACTGCTACATTCGCCTTATAGTCCCGCTCATAACAAGAGTGTGTAGGGTGAGAAAAAACAATTATGATTTGTCCATATTGCAATAAAACAGCCCCATGGGTTGAAAATAAAGAAAAGTACGGCAAAAATTACGGTCAATCGTACATGTGTTATTTTTGTAAACCTTGCGATGCGTATGTAGGTTGTCATCAGAACACCCGCCGAGCATTGGGAACTATGGCAAACGCTGAATTAAGAAAATGGCGTATGAAAGCCCACGAAGTCATTGATAGTCGTTGGAAATCGGGCGAAATGAAACGGAAGGAAATGTACAAAATGCTAGACGATATGATGGGAAAAGTAATGCACATTGGAGAAAGTACGATTGAGGAATGTAAGGAAATTATTAGTAAGTTTTCGTAGTCCCTCTCCCACTCAATGAGTAATTAATAAATAACTATAAATAAAATGTTACTATCCTACAAAAATGATAAAGCGTTGAAAGATATGTTTGTCGCGGAAATAGAACGCCATAGACAACTGGACAAAATAGTCCAAGGCAGTTATGGAAATGCGAACGACAAAGATTTCAAAGGTTGCGCCGTCGGTTGTTCCATCGAATCTTTGAACATCAAACTTGGTAAATCATACAGCCCAAGCGACCATAGTGTGTATGAGACAGAACTCGGTATTCCTGAATGGCTTGCTAGACTCGAAGACGCGCTCTTTGAAGGTTTGCCGAAAGAAGATGCTATGAAATGGCCTGGACAGTTTGCACAAGCAGTTCCTGTCGGAGTAAATCTTGAACCTGTCAAGTGGAAGTTTTGTGCGTACCTCATGAAAGAAAACATAGAACGAGTTTTAGGGCTGAAAGATATATCAGATGAATTAAAAAAACAAGTTGTAGATTCTATTCGTGGTGTTCTTTCCTTGCATGAAACTGCAATAGAGACTGGTGAATGGGATGAGTCTGCTGCTCGGTCTGCTGAGTCTGCTGCTCGGTCTGCTGAGTCTGCTGCTCGGTCTGCTGAGTCTGCTACTCGGTCTGCTGAGTCTGCTGAGTCTGCTTGGTCTGCTGCTCGGTCTGCTGAGTCTGCTGCTCGGTCTGCTCGTGCTGCTGCTCGGTCTGCTTGGTCTGCTGAGTCTTCTGCTCGTGATGCTGAATGTGCT